GCAACTGACACAGCATTAAGTTTAGATGAGACAAGCGGAAACTACTTAAGAATTCAGGGAGTTACCTTTACTCAGCAGTCTACTCACGAGCTAACTGTAGATGAATACTTTGATAAAAATAGCGACCTATCTAATCCACAATTTGATGGTCAGCAATTAGTTAGTTATCCAACAAAATTTAAGCAAGATTATCAGGACATAAAGGTTAGCAGACTAACTCATGGTAAAAAAGATTTTACCCTAGATGCACCATATATACAGTCACATGACGATGCAGAAAATCTAATGTCTTGGATGATATCTAAAGTTATGAAGCCAAGAAAATCTGTTGGGGTTAATGTTTTTGGAGTGCCAATATTACAGCTAGGAGATATTGTTAATATTAACTATAAGGATACAAACAATATAAATCAAGTATCAGACGATAGCGATAGGTTTGTAGTTTATCAGATAGAGTACTCAGTATCCTCAGACGGCCCAGAGATGTCTGTATTTTTAAGTGAGGTGGCATAATGGATTCTAGACCATTATCAACAGAAACTAGAGCTTATGCCTCAAACACCAGCAGCTCCGTAAAAATTGCTACCCCAGACCTGCTGAACTTTTCTGACAGCACACTTACAGAAGACGTAATGGTGGATCTTATTTTTGAAGACATTGGTGGTCAAGAAATAATCAACGTTGTTAGAAATGATATTATAAATGGTCAAAACGTTACATACCAACTTGTAAAAAATCTTTCAGACTTGGCCTATCAGTATAGATCAGAAAACATAGTTCCGCTATCTAGAACTGACAAAGACTATTTTAAGAATTTTGCAATTTCTATTTATACCAAGACTCCAGAATGCGGTAGCGGCTATGATATCCTGGATGACGTTGAGGTTCCAAACTGTAAGTATGTCTATGTAGACCCTAATACTGGCGATTTGGTTATAGATCTAATTAATCTGAAACCAGAGGAGCAAGTAGAAGTGCAAGTTATTTCCAACATAGGCCAGCTACATGATACAATATACTCTGAGGAGTCTTCATAATGATTACAAATACTGGAAAAGGTATATTGGCTAAATACCTTATCGGACAAGCACCAGCTTATGCCTCTTATATTGCTGTGGGCTGTGGGCCATCGGCTCTGAATAGCGAAGAGTCTGGATTTACCAATTCTCAAAAAACAGAATATTCAGAAAAAAAATCATTAGACTTTGAGATGTTTCGTGTTCCAATTATTTCAAAGGGATATATTAATGAAAATAATTTAACAAAGCTAGTGCTGACTGCTGAATTGCCCACAGAAGAGAGATATGAAATTACAGAAGTTGGAATTTTTCCAGCACAATCAAACCCCTCTGCAGGCTCATTCGACAGCAAAAACTTTTTTTTGTTTAATCAGAATGAAGGCTGGAAGCTGCAGGGATCAGACGAGATTCCATCAGTTTATGCGCCACTAGATACGGCTGGAAATAACGTAATTACTGGAGAATATATTGTAAATGGAACAATGGTCGAAACTCCTACATTCCATACTAATGCGGATAACAGAATCTTTACAGATAGCACAAGAGTTGGCAGAAATGAAAGATGCAGATTCTTTAATAATATGATTATGATTGCTGGAGACAGTTCTCAGCTAGCATCTAGCATAACGGAAGGCGTCTCCATTACTTCTGGTAGCTACATAGAAAGAGCAGAGACATCATTTAGCTTTAGCAAAAATGCGCCAACTGATAAAATTAAGCTTGCGTTTTCTTTAATAAATAAAGATGGAGAAGATGCAAATGTTCCAGACAATGTTAAGATTTTGGTTAAATTCTTTTCATCAGCAAGTCCTCAGCAATATGCAAGCTTTTCAGTAAATATAGATAACGGTGTTGTTACTACTCAGGAAGAAGATCCCGAAGTTGGTGACTTTTCTGAAAACAGATATTTTGTAGTTTCAAAAGAAATTCAAAATCTTTATTATACTTCTGGTTTTAACTGGAATACTGCAAACACTGCAAGGATTTATGCCCAGGTGTCAAAAGACGATGAGCCGTCTTCGGATTACTATATTGCTTTAGATGGAATGAAACTTGAAAATTTGACAACAACCAATCCTTTATATGGATTGACAGGGTATTCGGTAGTCAAGTCGGACGGAGCTTTACCTATTGTAAAAGCTTCAAACACTTCAAACTACATAGAGTTTAGAATTGCAATTGGGGTAGAGTAGTGGCAGACGCAGGAATCAAAAAGGTAGTAATCCCAAAATCCTCTTTGACTGATGTTACCTCAGAAAACAAATATCTAGTAAGATATAGGATAGTGTCAGACGACAAAAACAGGGTTTCCTCCTGGTCTTCAGTTTTTTCCTTAAACGCTAAGCCACCACAAACCGTAGATGCAGAATACTCTATAAATGGAAGAGTGGTTACACTTGTTTGGGGAGACGAGGAAAGTCGTCCACAGTATGACATCTTTGTCAAGTTTGATAATGAAAACTACTTTTATCATGGAACATCATCTGTTCATACATATACATTTATTAATAATGCAGAAGATTCCTTTAGGTTCGCTATTCAGGTATCTGGAATAGCCAAGACCAGAAGCGAAGCATTAGAAATTTATGAATCAGGAGTTATACCTCTGGTATAATATTAGTTTAGGAGAAATAATGGCAAATATTCCAGTACCAGAGCGTGGGCAACCTCTAGATCTTTCATACATTTATCAGCTTGCAAATGCAGTAAATCAGCTATCGACTCAGGCATCCTACTCTTCCAACAAGTTTAGCTCAATCGAAACCCCAGCAGCAAACATTGGTAGGCAGGATGTGCGTATTACTGACAGTAGGATGGTTGGTGGGTATTATGAGCTATCGCCTAATACAGAGGTTACTGCTGGGTCTACAGCTAGCTTCTCCTACAACTTCCCTGCAGCAGATTTTAAGTATCCACCAATTGTAACAGCAACACCAATCAACATATCTGGTACTGCAAGTGGTGGAGACGTTTCTGTTGTTCTGACTTTGGTGACTACCTCTAGGGTAGAAGGTGTTGCAAGGTTCGGAACAAGCGGTACTGCCTCCATAGGAATTAATATTCTTGCAATAGGAATTCCAAGCTAGGATTACTCATGCCACTAACGGACATGAGTCTCTACAACGCTGCTCCAGTTATTCCTGGAAGCAAAAAAGTTTGGTTTTTAAATGACAGTCTTGTAAGAGTTCATCATTTAAATAAGTCTAATGGAATTATGTCTGTTTATAATATAACTAAAGATCAAATAGAAAGCTGTCTGATCTCAGATTTTAAAAAAAGTAGGCAAAGGGCATACACTGTTGGACAAACTGCTGAACTTGTAAATCGTCACAAAAAGTATTTGCCAAATTTAATGAAGCGTGGTATAATTCCACATCCAACTGGATCTCAAAAGGGTGGAAGCACTGGGTGGCAAGTAAGAAGCTACTACTCAGAGTCGCAAATAAGAGAGATTCGTGATATACTTGCATCCTACCATATGGGAAGACCTAGGAAAGATAAGTTAATTACAAATGATGTAACTCCATCCACTCAAGAGTTGACAAGAAGGATGGGTGATGGTATACTGACATATACAAGAACCGAAGATGGAAGATTCATTCCAATTTGGTCAGAATCTATATAGAAAGAAACGGGTATGAATAACGAAGAAACTAAGGTAAGGGTCGCTTTAGGCTATACCCTTAACCTAGGAAACTTTCAGTCTTTGCGAATTGACGTAGAGATCCAGGACAACAAGCGTGATGGCGAAAACATTGGAGATGCCTTTGAGCGTGTCTATGCTTTTGTTGAAGACAAGCTTGCCTCCAAGGTTAAAGAAGCTTCAGCTGAGGTAGAGGCTAAGTAGGATGGCTGAGCGTAAAGACCAAATGGCCTTGCTCAGCAAATTTGAAAAGCACTACAAGTTCAAATATGACATAAAGCCAAACCTTAACAGATGGGCAGAAGCCTGGGCAGCAGATGCAATCATAGATTCTTATGGAATTCATGTATGCTATGAAATGCTAGAGTATTACTTCGATGTGCACCCAACTCCAAATTGGAAAAACTTTGCAAGCAATATAGATAAACTAATTGAATCTAAATCAC